TTTGATCCTGTTGCTACGTGGTCCATCCAATAGATGTATTGTGATTTATTATAAATTACATCAACGTAATAGTTTGAATCACCTTGTGACGTTTTAGCGTCTGAAGCTTTTGATACTGAATCAAATACTTCTAGTACTTCGCCAGCGTTACCTGTGATTGCACCGTCTTCATCTACTACGACAATGTGCATTTCATCTCCAGAACCTGATCTTGTTGATGTGTAAGTTGAAGTACCTGGAGCAGTATCTACTAAATCGTAGTATTTCCATCTTCTTCTTACAGCAGATCCGTTTGCTACGGCAGTCTGTAATCCGCCTGTACCTGAAGGATGTCTTACGAAAGTTAATGTGTTTGTATTAACAGCAGTAACTCTATATTCGTGTCCCCCAGCCTCAGCGAAATTAACAATATCACCTACAGCAAAGTCTGTGCCTGAAGTTAAAACGATTGTTGTATCTCCAACAGCTGTTGAAGCGTCATTTGTTGTTGTTTTTGCAGCCATCTCATATGCGTTTGCACTTGGACATACGGATACTGACAATGAATTACCATGTGCACCTGCTGTTCTAGCGGCCCACTCACCAACGTTAGCAGAACCATTGTTGTATGGTCCAGTACTTCCGTCACCGTTTTGGTAATGATCTGTATTTTTTATTTGTAAAGCAGTTCCAGAAACTACTGCGTTAACACTTCCAGAATTTGCAGCTCGTACAACTCTTAAACTTGATGAGTATTGCAAGAAACTTGCAGCACTAAAAAAGTATTCAAAAGTACTTGAGTCAGGTTTTCCAAATGTTTCTACCAATTCTTTTTCAGAACTAATGGTAGTAATTTCTTCCATTGGTCCTTGTGAGAATTGACCTGCAACAGCACCGATCGTAGTTGCTATTGCTGGAATAACATTTGTTAAATCCTTCTCTTTTACGAGAACACCTGGTGAAACTTGAAATGCCATATTTTTGTTCTCCTTATTAGCTAATAATAGGTATCATTAATCTCGTTTATATTTATAATATATCACCTTTTCGTACGGTCACAGGCTGCCAGACTTCACCACTATCATCTTGTTGATATTCTTCTTCCTGACCATCGTTCATAAACCCGAAAGGTGCCATATCTTGTTCTATTGCGTTTTGTTGTTCAGCGTACATTCTAGCACGTACATCTTGGTCAGTCATTTCTTTAAAATATCTTTGATTAGTTATCCATGCAAAGATAACGCAACACATAACTAAATCATCATTTGAACCCTCTTCAGCCTGCCAACCACTACCACGTCTTACAAACGTTGATAATTCTTGTATAGTATGAAAATCATTTATTATAATTTTATCTGATTCAAGTAAAGACTTTAAGTTTGAACAACCTATACGTTTTACTTGTTTTGTCATACGAACACCTAATTGTGTTCCTCTTTTACTGAAACCACCACCAAGTATTTGACCTGCTCTACCTTTCATCATACACATTAACAAGTTTGTATATTCTAATTCAAACTGTAAAGCGTCTGCTATTTGATGACCTATGTCATTTACTTCAACACATACATGAGCATTGTTATATGCTCTTGCAACTTTCTCAATTGTATGAGGAAACAATATAGGTTTAATTTCGTTATCTCTAAATTTTGCAACCATCTTATATGGCATTTGTGTTACATCAAATACAGTAAAGGCAGAATAATCTCTTACAGTACCACGTGCAACATCAACTGTCATAACATAGTCTTTACCTTTTTCAGGTCTAACATACATGTCTAAACCTTCGTTAGATACTAATGGCGTATTGTGTGATAAATTTCTTAATTTAGATGGATTGATTAATGTATCTACTGATCCTACAAACTCACATTCAAACTCGGTAGCAAATTGTGCTTCACTAGTATTTCTAATTGTTTCATCTTTCCACTTTTCATCTCTACCAGGTACCTCTGACCAATGTACTTCAATAGGTTTATAATCATTTCTTCCATGTATTGCGTCATTCCATAATTTATAAAACATATTCATACCATGAGGTGTAGATACAATCATAACTTTAGATTTTTTACCAGATGAAATTGTAGGATATACTGAACTAAAAAACTGTTCAGATATATTGTTCGGTATGAAAGCAAACTCATCAAGGAATATAATGTTAAATGAACCACCCCTAATCGCACTTGAAGATGTTGCAGCTGCAAGTATCTTTGAGCCATTTTCTAATTCAAGTGAACCTTTGTTCCAGTTTAATACACCTTGTTGTAACCATTTAGGTAAGTTTTCATATGCAAGTTGTAATCTACCTAATAAATCTCTAGCAGTAGAACTTTTGTTTGCAAGTATGGCAACGTTTATATTGTCATTGAATATAACTTGATGTAATAGATATGCGATAATAGTAGTTGATTTACCAGACTGTCTAGGAAGTTTACAGATAGAAAAACGATTTTCATGGAATGTCTTAACCATTTTATCCTGAAAAGGATACATATTAAAAGGTACTAGACCTTCATCAATGTTTACAATTCTAGTATATGTTTTTATAAAATGTATAGGGTCATCCATACACTTGGCAATCTCTCTTACTTGATCTTCGGTATAACTTTGTTGTAGATTTGCTTTGTATAGATTAGGATTACCTAGATATGCTTCGGTCATTAATCTTTACCTTCAATAGTTGTTCCTTTAAAAGGATCGTTTTTTATATCTCTATTGTATTGATCAAACTCTTTGTCTTCTTGTGGTGTTACATTCTTATTTTTATTTTTCAATAAACTATGTAATTCTTTTGATGAACCTACAAATAATGCTTGCTTGATATTTGTGCTTGTTTTATCAGGTACATGTTTTAGTGTTTTTAATTTACCTTGTAAATCTTGTAACTTATCCACAGTATCAGCAACTTGCTTAATTAAGTTACCCGCAACTTCATAGGCACGTGGATGCTGACTTTCGTTTGCAATATCAAGTATGCCTTGTATTGCGTCTTGTCCTCTTTCTATAAGATTGTAATAGTTTTCTCTACTGTATTTGTAATCGTTATCTACGTCCTCTTTTCCTTTTTCTTCTATTCTAGGAACTGGTGGAGTATATTCTTTTTTGACTACGGCCTTTGTTGCAGGCTTGTCGTTAGAGATACCAAGGGCTTCGTTTATCTTTTCGTCTATGCTCATAATTATTCATCACTATCAGTAGTCTGGTTATATGTTTTCGAATCTGCAAAATTAGTTACGGTTGTAGTAAATCCAAAATCATCATCTGCGTCAGCTGATGTAGGATTAGGTACTACAACAATTCTTTCTTCTCTTGTTGATCCACTTGCTGTATCTGTAAATATATCTGCCGTTGTTTCTTTAATAACTTTAGCAGCATAAACAGGTCCATACAAGTAAGTTTTAGCAGTAAATCCTAAAGTATAATTTACAGCACGTCTTGTTGTAAAAGAACCATCGTAAGTGTCTTCATAGTTAACACTATTTAGTGTTATCGGAACATCACGTTTTATTCCCATTTCAGGAATTGCATTAATTGTTACCGTATAGTCAGGTTGAAAATAAGGTAAAATCTGTTCTACAATTTGTAATCCACCTTCAGCAGTTGCTGTAAATGAATATAAATTAAAAGAAATATTATAAGGCACAGGATTGTATTGATAGTATTGTTTACCTGCGTCTGAACCATGTACCTTTTTAAACTTACCTACTCTTTGTAGTTTACGAGATGAGTCGTAAGCAATACCTGATATTTCAAAACCCATACGAGGTAATGAAACAGCCATCTCTCTTTGATCTAAATTAGGTTGTTGTTCTAATCTTGTTAAAAACTTTTCTTTAGGCGAATATGATAGAGGTACTTTTAATCTTTGTATTACAGAACCATCGGCGTCTGTTCTATGAATAATTATGTTGTTAAATATTGTGCCAAAAGCAACAACAACTTTTCTCATTGACTCATGGTAAAATCGTCTTCCGAACATTATACTTGACCCTCATCTATTTCACCAAAAGGGTTTCTTTCTGTGAAATCTAATATATCATCTGCCGTACTAGCAGTACCAAATCCTGCGTCT